ACTTCGCGTACCTCCCCGAAAACCGTCACTAGAGTCCTAACAGGCCCATTTGCGGGGCAACCTAGTCCAAGCCAATACCTATGACACCCGAGCCAATACCAATCCAAAAGGGGGCTAGCCGAAAACCGCAATTGATGGGGGCCGTTAAGCCAAGAATTATGAGCCCACCATTAAAGGGTCATTCATACGGCGATGCCTTTGCAGCATTTTGCGAAAAGTACAATTACAAGCTAATGCCTTGGCAGAAATTTGTAGCTGATGATTTTCTAACCGTAGATGCTGACGGTAACTTCATCCGCAAGACAATCTGCATATTGGTTGCCCGGCAAAACGCAAAAACCACACTTGCCTACTGGCGCATCCTCTTTGGCCTGTTTGAATTGGGCGAACGCAACATTGTGGCGATGTCCTCAAACCGATCAATGGCTTTGGTTACATTTAGGCAGGTTGTTGCAATCATTGAAAACAACGATGAACTTCGCGACCAAGTAAAATTAAATCGAGGCGTTGTTGGCCGCTTTGCCAATGGCCAAGAGTCCATAGAATTAAAAAACGGTGCAAGTTACAAAGTGGTTGCAGCTACACGCGATGGTGCGCGAGGACTTTCGGCCGATGTGCTATTTGTAGATGAGCTGCGCGAAATCTCAGAGGAAGCGATGAAAGCTGCAAAACCTGTAACCCGCGCCCGTCCAAATTCCCAATCCATTTTTACTTCAAATGCCGGCGATGCGTATTCCTTAGTTTTGAACGATCTCCGGGAACGCGCCCTTTCATACCCAGATAAATCCCTTGGCTGGTATGAGTATTCCGCACCGCAGCACTGCAAGATTGATGACCGCAAGGCATGGGCGATGGCAAACCCCGCGCTAGGCATAACCATCACCGAGGATGTATTAGCTGAGGCGGTTTCAACGGACAGCGTAGAAACGATTAAAACCGAAATGCTTTGCACTTGGGTTTCATCACTAACTAGCCCTTGGCCTAACATGGCATTTGAGGATTGTGGTGATAAGACTCTGCAAATGGGCCCGGGGCCGCTTACATTCTTTGCATTTGATAAAGCGCAAAATACCCGCACAGCTTCATTGGTCGCGGGTCAGTTATTACCTGATGGCCGCATTGGTGTTGGCATTTTGCAACAATGGCGCAGTGAGGTTGCAGTTGATGACTTACGCATTGCAGCTGACATTAAAGGTTGGGCTGATAAATACAATCCTGCTGGCATTATGTTTGATCACTACGCAACCCAATCCATTGCTCAACGCCTAGCTGCAAGCGGGTGCAGAATGGAGGATATATCTGGCCAACAGTTTTATCAGGCTTGCGGTGATTTACTTGATGCCATAGTTGCCAAACGCATTACCCATTCAGGCCAACCCGAGTTTGTCGAGTCTATGAATAACTGCGCAGCTAAAACCAATGAGGGCTCATTCCGCATTATTCGCCGCCAATCGGCAGGTTGCATTGCAGCTGCAATTTCGCTAGCAATGATTGTTCACAAAATGAGCCAACCCGTATCAATCCCGCAAATCATGGCAGTATAGACACGCCCATTGTCCGTTTTGCACACTATGTCGTTATTGGATGCTATAGGGCTATTATTCCGTTATGGGTATATTGTCGCGATTGCGTTTGGTTGATGGAGATACTTCAGACCCAAAAATTGCGGCTCAATACTCGCCACCAGTTATGGCTGGCAATTTCTGGAATCATGGCGACAGTTTCAGTTACCAAGATACATCAATTGATTTACCAAGTGCTTTAAGTGTTCCCTCAGTTGTTAAATGCAGAAACTTAATTTGCGGAATTATTGCAGGCATACCATTAGAGCTGTATAAAAAATCAACAGGTGAGGAATTAGGATCACCAGTTTGGTTAGAACAACCAGATGAACGCCAACCGCGATCAGTAACAATTGCATACACAGTACAAAGTTTGCTTTTCAATTCCGTTGCATATTGGGAAGTCACATCCGTATATTCCGATGATGGCAGGCCTGCGCGATTTGCATGGGTAGCAAATGAACGAGTAACTGTTAAATATAACAAACGCAGCACTGAGGTAATTGGTTATGCAGTTGATGGCGTAGAAAGACCGATGAATGGTGTTTCAAGTTTAATCACATTTCAATCACTCAACCCGGCTGTCCTTGTTTCCGGTGCGCGCACAATTAGGGCAGCCCTTGATGTTCAACGCGCAGCTGCAATTGCTGCGGCTACACCAATACCATCTGGCCACATTAAAAATAGCGGAGCAGATTTACCTGAAAGTGTTGTGCAAGGATTATTAGCATCATGGAAAGCAGCGCGCGCATCGCGAAGCACTGCATATTTAACTAGCACTTTGGAATATGTAACAACACAATTTTCACCTAAAGAAATGATGTACACAGAAGCCATACAATCACAAAGTACAGAAATTGCCCGTTTAATGAATGTGCCGGCGTACATGTTAAGTGCAGATGCAAATGCAAGCATGACATACCAAAACATTTTGGATGCGCGTAAAGAATTTTTTGCGTACACACTCGCGCCTTATGTTTGTGCAGTAGAGGACAGACTCAGCATGAATGACATTACCGCAAATGGCAACATGGTGCGCTTTGCCGTTGATGAAACATTTTTACGAGTGGATGCAACAACAAGACTTGCAACGATAGAAAAACTTTTATCATTGCAATTGATTACGCTAGATCAAGCAAAAGAAATGGAAGATTTATCACCGAATGGAGATGCATCGTGAAATTAACTTTTAGCAGCGCAATTGAGGCAGCCGATACCGAGCGCAGAATAATTGCGGGCGTTGTCGTACCATTTAACGAAATTGGAAACACATCGGTTGGGCCTGTAATGTTTGAGCGCGGGTCAATTGCGATACACGATACAGCTAAGGTGAAACTGCTATTGCAGCACCAGCCAAACGCAATACTTGGCCGCGCTCAATCCTTTAAAACAACTGACCAAGCAATTTATGGTTCTTTTAAAATTTCTGCATCAACCGCCGGGCAAGATGCATTGGTTATGGCAAGTGAGGATTTAATTTCAGGATTATCAGTGGGCGTTGATGTTCAAAAGTCTGAACCTAAAGATGGCTATTTATTGGTGACTGCTGCCAGAATGTTTGAAGTGTCATTGGTAGAAACACCAGCATTTGAAAATGCCCAAGTAACTAGAGTTGCTGCAAGCCAAGGCGAAACAGCAGATGTACCAAACCCAACAACAACAGAAACAGAAAGTGAGGCTATCGTGGAGAATGAAACTCCCGCTGCCGTAACCCCCGAGGTGGAAACTGCTCCCGTAGTAGAAGCCTCACGCTCGACAATCAGTGCGCCATACTTCACCGAAGTACGCTCACCAATCAATTCTCAAGGCTCATACCTTGAACACACAATCAAAGCAAAAATGGGCAACCATGAAAGCGCAACATTTGTTCGTGCAGCAGATGTAAAAGCACAAAAACTTTATGCAGCTAATGATTCATTTACAACCAACCCTGCATTTTCACCAGTGCAATACATCTCATCCGTCATTGACACATCCGTTATGACTCGTCCAACCATTGATGCCCTTGGCGGCGCTCGTCCACTTGCAGCCTCCGGCATGACAGTGGCGCACCCAAAAATTACGACTAACGCAGGATTTGGGGTAATTGCGGAGGGTGCATCAACAGCATCAACTCAAATTGTCTCAAGTTATGTAAATGCAACAGTTATTAAACTTGCTGGCACACAGATTATGAGCCAAGAGCTTTTAGATCGCTCTGATCCATCTTTCTATTCAGCGATGTATGAAAACTGTATGCGCGCATACGCTAAAGCCTCCGATGCTTATGTAATTGCCGAAATTGTTTCAGGTGGTACACAAGCAACAAATCAGGCAGCAACAATCGCTGGCATCCAAGCCTATGTTGCTCAAGCCGCACCTGCTGTTTATGCAGCAGCTGGTGAGACTGCAACAGCGTTTATTGCAGGCACATCTGTTTGGTCATTGCTTCTCGGAGCAGTAGACACAACAGGCCGTAATTTATTCTCGGCTGGCAATCCTATGAACTCAGCTGGTGTTTCATCACCACGCGGGCTAAAGGGTTCAATGCTTGGCCTTGATTTATGGATTGATGCCAACATGGTTGCAACAACTATTGATGATTGCGCATTTATTGTTACACCAAGCGCAATTGCAGTTTATGAAAGCCCAATGCTTTCACTAACCACAAACATCACAGCGACAGGTGAAATTGCTGTTGAACTCTATGCCTACTTTGCAGCCAAGACTTTGGTTGCGGGTGGATTGCAACGGTTCGACAAGACCTGATAGTTACCCCCTAAGTCGGCTTGCAGGGTTCAGAGGCCCTGACCCTGCAAGTCCTTAACAACAAGAGAGGATAAAGATGGCCGCAACCTATGTAACCAAACAAGAGTTAATTGATAACCTTGGGATTGGTACGCTTTATCCTGATGCAGATATTGAAAGCGTTTGCCAAACTGCCGAGGATTTACTTAATCAATTTTTATGGTTTAACACCGCGCCTGTTGTTGCCACTGGGATAAGTGGAAACATTGCTACGGTTGTTGTTGCATCGCCGGGCATATTCGTTGTTGGTCAATCCGTCACCATCAGCGCGTCAGGCGCGGTTTTCAATGGTACGCGCACAATCACAGGGGTTGGCCCGAGTCCAATTCCAAACAATGCAAATTGGGCGGGTTACCCATACAACTACCCACGCGGTTATCAGTATTTGCAATTTGCAATTACTCACGCCGATATTGACATGCACCAAGTCCAGCCCTACGGCAAAATGTCAGGGCCAGATGATAAGACTGCCAGCTACGCCCTAACAGGTGGAGTTAGACAGGCCGCAATGATTTTAGCTGTATCAATCTGGCAATCGCGACAGAGTACGCAATCAGGCGGCATGAGCGTTGACGGATTCAGTCCAAGCCCGTTCAAAATGTCAAATACTTTAATGGCATCCATCAGAGGCCTTATTGCCCCGTACATGACCCCAAATTCAATGGTCGGGTAATGGCAACAGCATTAACAACCTTGCGCTCCACACTCGCCACAGCACTTACCAATGCGGGTGTATGGAGTACTTATTCATTTCCACCATCAATAATCACCGCCAATTCAGTGATAGTCGTACCTGCTGATCCATACATAACCCCAAGCAACAATGTGCAAGTAATTCCACCGCTTGCCAATTTTCGTGTTCTTATGACTGTGCCAATGTTGGATAATCATGGCAATTTAAATGGCATTGAGGACACAATTGTTGCAGTGTTTAATAAATTAAACGCATCCGCAATTGTGATGAATGTTGGCACAGTAAGCGCACCATCAGTTTTATCAGCAGCATCAGGGGATTTGCTCACTGCTGATATATCCGTATCAATACTAACTAGTTGGTCATAAGGAGATAACCATGAGCGATACCAAGGCAGAGGATTTGGCTTTTCTGATAAAGACCGGCCAAGTTAAAGATACAGCAACCAAAGCAACACCTACAAAGAATGATGAGGAATAAACGATGGCAATTTATTTAAACAACAATGTTGGCGTGAAACTTGCCACCGCAGCTGCGCCAACTGTACCTAGCATTGACATAAGCTCGTATGTGACCGCAATAACTTTAACGCAAGTCGTTGATGAATTGGAAGTTACAGCGATGGGCGATACTGCTCACAAATTTGCTGCTGGCTTACAAGCTGCAACACTCAGCATTGATTTTCTTAATGACTGGGCCGCAAGCCAAGTAATGACCACACTCAATGCCGCTTTTGGTACAACATTGGCAGTGTCAATGATTACCGTTAAAGGCACAGCAGTATCGGCAACAAACCCTTCATATCAATTTTCCATTTTGGTTAATAACTTGACCCCAGTGGGATCAGGTGGAGTGGCCGATGAAGCTACATCAAGCCTGTCATTTACTGTCAACACAGCAGTTACAGTTTCACCAACCGTAGCGTTCTAATAAGGAGTTAAGCATGGCAAGGTTAAAGATAACTAGGGCCTCAGGGGAAGTGGTGTTGCACATTTCGCCTGTTGTCGAAGTAGCCTTTGAGAAGTACACCGGGAAAGGCATCCATAAACAATTTCGCGATGAGGAGAAGCAAAGCGATATTTATTGGCTGGCACATAACTGTTTGCAGCGCGTTGAAGTAATCCCGCCGTTTGGCGATGAATTTCTAAACACGCTGATATCGGTTGAAGTATTGGATGACGAAAACCCAAAAGAATAGACCGCAACAGCATGACTTATCTCGTGGCAAGCCTTGCGGTGGAGATGAAAATTGCTCCATCGCAGGTGCTTGAAATGGATGGCCACATGCTTAAAGCGGTGTTGCAAGTGTTTAGCGATAGAGCAAAGGAGGCCAAACAAAATGCCCGTAGTCGTAGAAGGGTATAAGGAGCTAATTCAAAAACTCAATGCGTTTGAGCCTGACCTAAACAAACAAATGAAAATTGAAATCAAAGCTGCAATGTTGCCGATACGGGATAAGGCGCGGGGATACGCGCCAAGTCCTTACCCATCCTATTTATACAACTGGGCTGATAAAGGGCGTAGTAGCGAATTTAACAACAATGGTGGCCGTAAATTTCCAACTTACAACGCTGCTGAAGTAATTGCAGGGATCAAGTACAAAGCGGGTGCGAATAAAAAAACCCGTTACGGATTTAGTGCGCTTTATTCTGTAGTTAATACATCGGCGGCAGGGGCAATTTATGAAACCGCCGGGCGCGTAAATCCGCAAGGTCGTCCAACTTCTCACACAATAATTGTAGACAAAAGATTTACACGCCGAAAAGTTACAGTAAAAACAACCAAAGATTCTCAAAGTAGAAACCCAAATGCAGGCAAACAATTTATTAACTCAATGGGGCCTATGACTGGCCAAGATAAGCAACGCGGCCGTTTGATATTTAGGGCATGGGATGAAAGCCAAGGCAAAGCCCAAGATGCAGTGGTACATGCTATTGAAAAAGCAGCACGAAGGTTCAATGAGCGCAATGCACAATCTAGTTTTGTTTTGGCCGCATAATGCCAAATTTAGTTGTTTCCGCAGTCACCAAGTATGACGGCAAAGGATTAGCCAAGGGTAAAAAAGACATAAGTAGTTTTGACAAATCAATAAAAAAACTTGGCAAATCTTTGGTTGGTCTGTATAGCGTTTCCAAATTAGCACAATTTGGTAAGGCCTCAGTTAAAGCATTTTTAGCCGATGATAAGGCAGCCGCAGCTTTAGGGAAAACTTTAGACAACACAGGCAACTCTTTTGCCAAAATAGATGTTGAGCGATTTATTAAAAACCTGCAAAGACAAACAGGAGTTTTAGATGATGAGTTAAGACCCGCATTTCAAAGTCTGTTGGTTGCCACTGGTTCAGTCACCGCCGCACAAAAAGGATTAAATACCGCATTAGATGTTGCAGCGGGTACGGGTTCTGATGTCCAGAGCGTAACCAAAGCAATTGCCAAAGCCTACGCAGGCAACACAACTGCGCTTGCGAAAATGGTTCCGGGCATCAATAAATCGGTGTTAGCTTCCAAAGACTTAGATGCAATCAATACAGAATTGGCAAGGTTGTTTGGCGGTCAAGCTGCAACGGCGGCTGGCACTTATGCAGGGCAAATGAAAATACTTGCGGCATCAGCTGCGGATGCGCAAGAGGTTATTGGCGGCGGTTTAATGCGCGCCATTGCAGAATTAGGCGGCGGCGGTGGAATGGGTAAAGCGTCGCAAGGCATTGCCGATTTTGCGGGAGTCGCTGCAATCGAATTACAAGGCTTGGCAATTGGCATCACAAAGATATTTAAGAGCATTAGCGAAAATCCTATATTCAAATTGATAGATAAAAAATTGGGATTGGCAAAAGCAATTAGCCAAGATATAGCCATATCTCGACAAATGAATATAGCAGCCCCACCAGTTTTAGAATACGGCGCAAAGCGTGAGGATAAAATTGCCAAAGAGAAAGCCATCGCAGATAAAAAGGCTTTGGATTTGGCAAAGAAAAACGCTGCGCTAACAAAGAAAGGCGCGACAGATGCACTTGCCTTAAAAAAGCAGGGCAGTACATTTGACCTTGCACAAATACAAATTCAAGCTGCGTTGAAATATAACATCGATCGCGAAACTGAATTGCGCTTGAAATTACAAAAAGCATTGCTAGATGAGAACGCAACTGAGGCTGCTAGATTAAACGGTTTATTAAAAGAAAATGAAGCCAAAACCGCTGAACTGGCTTTGATACTCAAAACCTTACCAAAGGCCGATGATCCATTTGCCGATTGGCCAGCCATCATTGCTAACATAAATCGTTTGATGAAAGATTTGAAAATACCGGGTGGGGCAACCGCCGCACTAGCAACTCAGGGTTTGACTATTAATGCTGCGGGTACTGGCGTGGTTGATACGGGCGCAGCAGCGGCAGCGGCAGCAGCCAAATCAGCCGCAGATGCAAAAAAGATTGCAGAGGATATTTCAAAAATTTGGACAGATGCTAACGCTAAAGCCGAAGCCGACAGGGTAAAATTAGCAGCGGCCACAGATGCGGCAGCAGCGGCAGCCGAAGCAGATGCAGCGGCAGCAGCGGCAGTAGAGGCTGATAAAGCAGCAGCCGAAGCGCAAGCAGCCTTGGCAGCCTTTGAAGCTGCACAAACCGCTATTGATGCGGCCGCGCAAGCAATCTTTGATGCTTCATTCTTTGGCGCGCCAAACATGCGAACAGGCGGCGAACGCGGGTACGCCCAAGGCGGCGGCGATAACTTCTATGTAACAGTCAATGCAGGCGTAGTGGGCAGTGAGCAGGTGATTGCTAATGAAGTGCAGAAAGTTTTGCAAAACTTAAACCGTTTTGGCAGCAGTACCAATTATGCAGGGTCAATTGACCAATGACCGCGCCAACCGTTCAAGCCTTTATCAACTTCTCAACTGGGCCATCATTTGCACAGGCCATGATTTTAGATTCAGGCATACTTGGCACAAACATTCTCGCCGATGCAGCTTCAGTTATTGTGGATGTATCAAACCAAATTAACGCCATTTCAATACAACGCGGGCGCAATGCGCAGGCTGACCAATTCCAAGCGGGTACTCTCTCACTTCGCATCGTAGACCAAAATGGAGATTTTAACCCGCAGAATGTCAGCGGCCCTTATTACAATCTGCTGCAACCAATGGTTAAGGTGCAAATTACTGCTACCAACCTTGGTGTTGTTTACCCGCTATTTTCAGGTTTTATCACAAATTACCTGACCACACAGCCAAACAATTCAATTGACACTTTGAACTACACAACCATCCAAGCCGTTGATGCAATGCGCTTGGTGCAGATGGCACAGATAACAACTGTTGCAGGCAGCAGTGCGGGCGATTTAACTAGCACCAGAGTTAGCCAAATCCTTGACCAAATTTCATGGCCTGCCACAATGCGTTCAATTGAAACTGGATTAAGTACAGTGCAGGCAAATCCCAACACTGCAACCACCGCATTATCAGCTGCGCAAAAGTGCGAGCTAGTAGAGTTTGGCGCGTTCTATGTTGATGCCAGCGGATCATTTATATTTAAAAACCGCACCACTACATCCACATCCGTATCAGGTACGCCAAAGGTGTTTAATGACAATGGAACAAATTTGCACTATTTCAATGCCGATTGGGTGCTGAACGATGTGCTGGTGTACAACCAAGCAAGTGTTACGCCAATAGGCGGCACTGCGCAGGTAGTAGTAAATGCAGCTAGTGTTACCAAGTATTTTGCGCACTCCTACAATCAGACCGCAACCATGTTTTCTAGCGATGCCGATGTTTTGCAGTATGCGCAAGCCTATATTGCCAGCCGCGCAGAAACCTCAATTCGATGCGATGCGCTAATCCTTGACCTGTATTACCCAGATGCTGCAATGGTGCTGGCTGCCCTTGAGTTAGATTTCTTTGATCCTGTAACCATTAGCACCACGCAACCGGGCGGGTCAATCCTCACCAAAACCCTGCAAGTCTTTGGCGTTAATTACCAGATTAGCCCAAATTCTTGGCGGCAGACTTTTACCACACTTGAGCCAATAATTGACTCATTTATACTAGACTCAACTTTATACGGAATTTTAGACACATCCGTATTAAGTTATTAGGGAGCAGGGAACATGGCCAAACAGACCTTCACCATCGGGCAGGTTTTGACTGCTGCCCAAATGACAAGTTTGCAGCAAACTGCAATGGGCGGTGGCTCTACAACAGCCAAAACCGCTAGTTATACATTGGTTGCCGCTGATGCTGGCACAGTCGTTCAAATGAACAGCGCAAGCTCAACGACCATCACAGTTAATACCGCGTTATTTAGCGCAGGCGATAGCGTACAAATTCAGAATATAGGCGCAGGAGTTTGCACAGTAACTGCAGGCACAGCGACAGTTAGCACCGCAGGGTCATTGGCACTTAGCCAATACGAAGGTGGCCAACTGTATTTCAACACAACTAGTGCGGCGTTGTTCTTTGACATTGTCCAAAGCAGCGGCATGACTAATCCTTTAACAACTACAGGTGACACAATTTACTCATCTAGTGGCACAACGCCTGCTCGATTGGGGATTGGTTCGACCGGTCAAGTTTTAACTGTGGCTTCTGGCCTGCCTTCGTGGACTACGCCAGCAAGCGGCGGTGGAATGACTTTAATTAACACAGGTGGAACGGCTCTCACGGGCGCAAGTGTTACCGTTGGTTCAATTCCCAGTACTTATCAAAGTTTATACATCAGCGTAGTAAATTTTAAACCCGCAACCAACAATTCTTACTTAAATGTAAGAATGAATGGGGATTCGGGAGCTAATCGGCATTATTACGCAACTACTAATGTGGCACAAGGCAGTTTTAATCAAACTAGGTGCGAAATAAGTTACGGGCAAAATTCTGGCGGCACTTATGCCAACATAATCGCACAAATTCCAAATTATGCCGATGGCACGATTTGGAAAAGTTTGACTGCTTATTCTTTAGAACAAGACGCTACGACAATAACAAATTTTGATTTATATTCTTGGTACGGTGCGTATAATCAAATTACCGCAATTTCCAGTTTAGATTTTCTTTGTAATACTGGAAATTTCACTTCAGGAACTGTCTATGTATATGGAGTAAAATAATGAAACCTCTGATAACTATTCATAATTGCGAAACTCAAGAAATTATCGAAAGAGAAATGACCGATGAGGAATTTTCGCAATACGAAATTGACCAAAAAGATTCTCAAGGAATTCAAGCAAAAATTAAAATAGAAAAAGCAGCGAAATCCTCAGCACAAGCAAAACTAGCCGCGCTGGGATTAACCGATGATGAAGTGGCTGCCATCGTTGGTAACTAGCCAAAACGGGTGGCCAGCATCTAAAGACCCACATGAGATTGGCGTGAAGTCATACGCCATTGCAGATTCAGGGGTGCGCCTTAGATGCGCGGAAAAGGTTGCGCCATTACTGGTGGCCTTTGCATCGCAATTCCATGAACACATCGAGCCAATAGATGATGGCAATGATGACTGGGGTTACTGTTACCGCGAAATAAGGGGCAGCCAAACAGTACTTAGCAATCATTCAAGCGGGACTGCAATTGACCTTAATGCTACAAAACATCCATTGGGCGCAGCTGGTACTTTCACACCATTACAGGTTTCATTGATCCAAGCGTTATGCAAAAAGTATGGCATCCGATGGGGTGGAGATTACAAAGGCAGGAAAGATGAAATGCATTTCGAGATTTCACTTGATGCAGAGAAGGTAGCTGCATTGATTGGAAAATTGGGCCTATCAACTAACAAGGAGAAAACCAATGAAAAAGTCACTTGAGGCATTAAAAAAGCCTGCGATGTCATGGCTGCGGGCTTCGCTTTCTGCTGTCGCGGCTATTTACATGTCGGGAATTACAGACCCAAAGATTTTGGCCAATGCCGCACTTGCCGGATTTATCGGGCCAGTGTTAAAGGCCTTGCATGTACCAACCGTTGCTGGAAAGGCAAAAAAGTAAAATGACCATAACCTCATGGGCGGGCCTGATTGTGGCTTTCACAGCCATTGTAGGCTCGTTCGTGGGGTGTGTGGGCTGGTTGGTCAAGCACTACCTAAGTGAGTTAAAACCTGACCGCAACGGCGGGCATAACCTTGAGGGAAGGATTGCCCGCCTAGAAGGTCGCGTGGATTCCATTTATCAGCTGCTATTAAATCGCGACACGCCGCAAAGGGATTGACAGGCAAAAAGGATATTGCGTTATTATCGCGTAATGAGCCAAAAGGCGTATTAAACGAGTAGGGGCCTGTATGAGAAGTTTTAAAGGTTTATTGACTACCGAGGATGCAGCTTGGGTATTAGGGGTTGCAGGTTCAACGGTGCGCAAGCTAGTACGCGAGGGCAAATTGCCACACAAAACCACATTTGGCGGTCATTACCGTTTTGATTTGGCAGAGGTTGAAGCATTTGCAGCTGAACGCGAGGCAAAATAATGTATGAATTACTTGCACAAATACCGCAGCCAATTTGGGTTGTTATTTTGTTTGCTTTGATAACCTTGCCAGTTTATGTGGCATACACCGTAGGCAATGAACGCGGATTAGATGACGGTTTCAGGGCTGGCCATGATTTAGGCAAGCGCAATGTTGAGGTTAGACATGACAAGTAGAGCGCATGCCCGGGCAACTGATCCTTGGACTTCACACAGCGCAGCCAATTCCATCGTTGATGTCACTCCATTGCAGTATCGTTTATTGCAATGTTTCGATATAGAGATGGCAATGACCGATGAGGAATTGGTCAAAGTCTATGCCCGTACTTGGGGCAACACT